CGCATGATTCCTGCGGTTTGCATTGTTCGGCGTGCGCCAATATCTCTTGTTTTAACTTGTCATCAATCATATTAATTGCCGTATTGTGTCGTGCTCGGAAATCCACCAAAAGGCAAAATCGCATTGTCACCAAAGCGCAATTTACAGCCTCTTATGCAGTGTGAGCATTTATCCTTTTTGAGGTCGTTTGTTGGCTTATCAAACTCATCTGCCACCGCGCCGCCAGTGTAACCACATTGAGCAGACCGATACTGCCAAATACAAGTGTCGGAGGTAATCATTAGCAACGGGATTTTTGCATTGTCCGTCTCAGCCGGGGACGCAAGCTCAAAAGTTGCCTGTTGATCGTCAAGCGATTTTAACTGCTCAATGATATAGTAACTACGCACCTCTTGATTTGGGTCGGCATTAGGGTTAACGCCACCCGGAAAGTTTTTAGCGTCCAAATGCTCAGCGTAAACAAGACGGCGAGTGACTTTAGCCCCCACGCCCTGCCCAAAGTGAGCCACAATACCAGTAACCAATCCGTAAAGGTTGGAAACCGTTAATGTCGGTCTATTGCTTGGACCTTGTCCGCTAATCTCAAATCCATCTGCTTTAATTGGGTAGGCTTGATACTCGTTACCCTGCCACCACAAGTTAACCTGTGACTGATTTAAGCCGTTGTGAAACCGCAACAACTCGCCTTTAGTACTTGGTTCTGCACTGCTTGAGATGTGTCTTAAATCAATCTCCCACAGTTCAATCAAGGCGCCCTGTTCTAATTCCGGCAAAAGTGCGGTCATTTTATCCGGTAGTTTTTTTGGCATATTAGCTCCAATAAAAAACCGCACCTAAAAAGATGCGGTTTTGCGTTTAGTTATTTCACATGGCAATTTAAGTTGTCAATTTATTGACATATTTTTGTATTTAAATTTGGTTGTTGTCATCGTTCCGTTTTTGCAAACATTTTTTTCAACATCTAAAAATCCGTATTCAATCCATTCAACAGATGATTTTGTTTCTTTTTTAGTGTAGACGCCATATTCGCCAAATCCAAAATTTTTATCTTGTATGGATGAGGGAATTAACAATTTGCAGATATTCATTGGTTTCTTTTCTGTATTGCTGTCAACTTCAATTAACTCAGGCAAGATTCCATTTTTTATATTATCAATCTCTGACCAAATTGGGTATTTTTTGCAACATGGATACGGGTTGTTTTTAGCATCAAACTCAAAAATAGGATAGCCATTTTGGAATATTGTTGGTTGAGCTAGTATTTTCTTTGCTCGCTTTAATTTTGCAGCCAGTCCAGCATCAAGATCCACCGTTATGTAGGTGCTTGTTCCGTCTGATGGCGGCATCCCTTTTACGTTAACAGCATCCTCATCATCCACTTTTATATCAATACTACAGCCTTTACCAAATCCGCAAACTATCTGTCCTCGCTCTATGCTAAATGTCAAATAATCGGTATTGGAATTGTCTGTAGTCCATAAGCTTAATTTGGCCCGCTGTTTCCCCTCATACGGAAAATCAAACTCCACTTCATTATCACTCTCTATTGTCGCTGATATAATTGAATTGTTACTCATTTTAGAGTTACTGTTTGAAAGCTCCCACTTTGTTTCGCTTGCAATAGAAAAAAATGGGATTAATAAAATCGAAAGTAGTCTCTTATTCATATTTAAATAATTTCAGTTGTGAAGTTTTATGATATTAAATTAAACGAGCCATCATTTAAAGATGGCTCATGAAAATTAATTAAAAACTTGCTGAAATTGCAATGAATATTCAACATAAGATCCGTTATCAACTTTAGACCATTCCGAGCAGAGAATTAATATTTTCTCAGTTTTGCCAGGTGGAATCCATTCAAATGATTTATATCCACCATGTCGCGCAAGGAATGAATCAAGAGATTTAATCATCTCTCTTTCTCTAACTTTATGATAGCGAATTGTGGCGGTAGTTGATAATGGCAAAGAGTTAAGACCTCTTACCCTGCGCTGCTGATAACCATCGCCAAATTCGATAACATCAACTTCTGGCTTATAGTCTAACTGCATTCCCCATTGGATTTTAAAATTAAATAGTTCTTTCATTCACTACCTCAACATTCCGCCGCTTCGTGATTCGGCTTTTAACACATCGTACACCTGCTGTCTTGTTGCTGTTGCAACCATACGAGCAAGTTTTTCGTTGTCTGCGCCGTTACCATCAAAATTATTTGTTTGATTAATCACAACGCTGTTTCCACCACCGCCACTACCAAGGGCTTTATTTAGATTTTCGTTACTCGTAATTTGACCGGTTGCACCGGGCACAAAGATTTCCGGCCCGCGCTCACCGACAAGATAAGCCCGACCACCGCCAACTGGACCACCATTAGCCCGCGCACCTGATAGAGTTACGCTCGTTAATTGACTTAATACTGACGCACCTTGTGACGCAACCGCCGCCATATTGGCAAACTTTTGTGCAGGAGTAACTGCGGTAGGGTCATTCATCGCTTTCATTACGGCCGCATGGAGGTTGAGCATAGATTCGGCGATCTGAAACGATTTTGAGATGGCAAAAATAGTACGGTATGCCGCGCTATTTTTTGCCCCTGCCGCCTCAATAATCCCCGCTATACCATCAAATAATTGAGATGCAATATTGAGTTGATTTGTTGCAGACTGTAAGTCCAAATCCTCTTTGCGCTTGCGATACTGATCCTCAATAAGCGCCTTAGCCTCCTCAAATTGCTGTACGTTTAGCAACTGTTGGTCGTAAAGCTCTTTTGCTTTAACCAGTTGATCTTCGCGTGTAATATCGTTTTGCACATACGGATCATTTCCAGAACCTCGAATATCATTAAAGAATGATCGCACTTTATTAGCTCTGTCATTATCTTCTTTAATCTCTTTCGCTTTCTGTTTCTCTAAAGCCTGATCGTATGCTTGGGCCTCTAGCGCTAGATAATGTTTTCTTAACTCTAACGTGCTACTAAAATTACGCTCTTTAGCATCTTTCTCAGAAATAGCCATTCCGTTAATCTTGGCTATACGTTGTTGATGCTGTAATTCCAATTTCTGCATCTCGTTAGCGTATTGCATATCTAGAGACGAGACATCGTTTGTCTTACTACGAGAACCGCGACTTGATTTCGCTGACGTTTTTTTATTTTCGCCTTTGTTTATTGCCGCGATTTGTTCATTGTAGTTTTGTTCAAGCTTATTAAGCTCTGACTTTCTTAACTGATCGATTGTTTCAAAGCCACGTTTTTTAATCTCCACTTCACTCAATACAAGATTCTGAATAGCTTTCTTGTCTTTTTCGTGTTGTTCGGTTAGCTTTTGTTGTCGAGATTTTAGCTTATCTTCAATCTTTTCAAGTTGCGACTTACCGGCATTCTCTTTTTCTTCCTGCTCGGCTTTCTTGCGTTTTGATTCGGCAGCATCTGCCTCCGCTTTTTGTTTATCCTGCTCTTCTTTTAGTTTTGCTCGAGCCTTGTCTAAGTTGGCTTGTTGTTGATCCATTTGCTCACGCATTGCGGCCAACACTTCATCGCTACCATCAAAGGCACCAGATTCAAACTGTTGTTCTAGAGATTTTTTAGACTTCTCCAAAATGGAGATTTCATTTTCAAGATTTTTTACATGGGTCGCAGTATCTACGCCTTTCATTGCCTTAGTCAGCTTAATGAAAGCACCTGAAAGACTATCTACCGCACCTTTAAAGAATTTTGTGATGCCTGTCGTTTCTGCAAACTGCTCTTTTAATTCGTCAGTTGCCTGCCCTAATGTATCAAGAGAACCGGATAATGTATCTTTCGCAGAACCCTCACCAGTACCACCAACGCGTTCTTGTAAAGCTTTAAATATAATTTCCTGTGCTTTAGCCTTATCACCAGTTTCAACAAAAGAATTGATTAAATTTTGCTGCTCTGATGTAAGTTCAATACCCTTTCTTTTCAGAATAGATATTGCCTCAGCTGGATTTTCTAAAGCTCGCCCAAGATTTCTTGCCTCGCTCGAAATATCAGTGCCAAACGTTTCGGCTAAATCTTGAGATAGTTTAATTGCCTCTTTAAATGATTCGCCAGTAACGCTTTTAAATGTCATCATTACCGACATCGCTTGTCGCACACCATCGGTACTAGCAAGTGTGTTCATAGCAACAGAACGAGCAAAATTATCTAGCTCTGAAGATGAAAAGCCAACAGCCGCCCCAGTTGCTCTTAATTGAGCCTCTGTTCTTGCCATGTAGCGTTCTGTTTCTTCAAAAATCTTTATGCCATCGCCTAAAGAGCCAACAAAAGAAACAACCGCACCAGTTGCAGCGAGCGCCGCTGTTGCTAATCCACCAATCGCAATTTTGGTGATATTAATGCCACCAGTGGTTTTTCCAAACCCGTCTAGAGATTTACGCGCCTTATTAATTTCTTCGGTAAATTTTGCCG